AATGCTATTATAATTAATTTTTACTCCAGTTGTTATATTTGGTATGCATTCTTTCCCATTATAAGTATATTTTATTTTTTCGTTAACATTTAATCTTGACGGACAAACTTCATTATTTTTTATTAATAATTTTTTATTTCAATTGATTGCGATAGTCTGTTTAAATTTCAATATTTTATTGTAAATCTTCGTATATTTCCTCTATAAAGATTAGTTCTTGCGGATTTTATATTTGCAGCTAATTGAGAAATACTTTCATCTAAAATATGTGAATATATAGAAGTATTTTTATCGCAATTTATTTCTGATTCTTTAATTATTTTTTCTTTTATTTCTTTCATCTGTTTTTTTAAATATATATAATTGCAATAATTAATGTGATTTGTTTTATGCAATTATGATTATTTTTCTAACGACCTATTATCATTTATTTTATCTGAAATTCTATTTATTTTTTTAGTACATATCTATTATAATTTTTTAAAAATTTTCTAATTCATCAAGCTCGTATATATATTTTTTTAGGATTTGCACCATATCCAACATTTTCAGAACCATTTTTATTATAAATATTAGTGCTATTTATAAACAACGTTAAATTTTTAGATCCTTTTAACTTGTCCAATATCTTTTTTTCCTAGAAGAAGTATTTTATTATATACAATACTATAAATATTTAATTTATACCATTTAAGATGCATTTTATTTATAGTTTTTATAATGATAAGGTTTTAAGTAATAAAATTTATTTAAAGATTTCCAAGAAGTAATTTCTTTTTACACATTTGCACATTTAAAACGCCGACTTTTAAATATGCTAATTATTTATTTAAATATTTTATTAGTAATAAAAACTAACTAACATCTAATTTCTTAATTCTCCATTCCCAATATATTATTTTTATAATTGCTTATTAATGTATATAATTTGATTACATTTAATCGAGATATACCTATATTTAAAACACCGACTTTTTAAATATGCTATTTAAAAAGATTAAAAAAATATTTTTCTAATGCGAATGTGTTATGAAATTAGAACTGGTAAAATAATGTACAACTTATGGCAAATAACAATTACATCATCAAGTTAAAATATAATAAATTAAATATTGTTTCATGCTATGATTTATACTATAAATATTTTATTTGAAATAGTATAAATCATAGCATGAAACAATATTTAATTTATTATATTTTAACTTGATGATGTAATTTATAATTTTATTTTATAAACAAATATATGTTAAACATATTATAATTTCTTAACGCACTTGTATTAATGTTTTTCTTATGTTAGAAGGTTTATTATGGTATTTTTCTGTTCTATAATAAGTTCCTTATTATATTTTCATGCTTTTCTTTGAGTAGAATCAAATACAAATGCGACAAAAAGATGAATACGAAAATAAACGTAAAGAATTAGAACAAATGTATAATCCTATTATCAGTAGAGTAAGTGGTAGTAAAAAATCATATACTGGACCGATATGAGTAACTTTGATCCAAATTATATGATACCCGAAAAACAAGAAAAAATAATCAATATACAAACTTCAGATGAACCGAATATTGAAAAAATAGATTAAGTTATAAAAATCGATTATAATATATTTTATAAATTCTTTTAGTCACACACTATTTAAAAATTGAAAAAAGAATTAATTATTTTAATAAGATATTGTATTTATTTATAATAAATGGATCTTAAAACGTTATCCGGTTCTATATATTCCACTATTGATGTTGATTTAGACAAAGAATATAGATATGATGAATTAAGAGAATTATTTCAAAATATTGATGGTTATTATTCGATAGTTCAAGATGATATAGTAATATATAATAATTTATATGATATTATTGATAGGATTAATACAAATATTAAATTAACTGAATTAACTATAATAAATCATCCATATAAAAAAGATGATTTTGATAAAATCAAATATAAATATCCATATACCGAAATATTTGGTATAACACGATATAGATATAAACCAAAAGAAAATAATAATTTAACAACAGAATTTAAATTATCTGAACAAAATTTAGATGATGATAAATTATTTATGTTATATTGTGTTAATTTAGATTGAGATATGTTATCTTATGCATCTGAAAGATTAAAAAATGATAAAGAACTTGTATATTATGCATATAAAAAAAATTATTCATCATTTTATTATGCTTCAACTAAAATTAAAAATAATAAAATATTTATTGAGAAATATTTAAATGGTTCGATTATATTTCAATATCTTAAAAATTTAAAAAATGACAAAGAGTTTGTAATTAAAATATTAGAGCAATCATTTTATAATATTAAACATGTCGGATCAATATTAATAAATGACAAAAAGTTTATATTTGAATTATTTAGATTAGATAGTTTTGATTGTAGTATTATTAAATATTTCAATAATAAATTAAAAAATGACAAACAATTAATTATGAAATGCATTGAGGTTCAAAAAAATAATATTTTGAAAAATGCTAAATATTATACTCCAAGATTAAATTTATATGATGTTGGCAATGATTTGCAATATGATATAGATATTATAATGGAATGTTTGAGATGCGATGGATCTCAATTAAAAAATATTGCAGCCATTTGTTGGCAAAGAATTGATGATTATCAAATAGCTAATGAGTTGATTTTATTAGGATTAAAATCAAACTTCACAAAAATAGAATGTTGGGATGAATATGAAGATATATTAGATTATATTGATAAATCATTCAGAAAAAATAAATCAATTGTAATTGCTGCAATTCAAAGACATGGTAATAATTATCATTATGCATCTAAACAATTAAAAGATGATCCAGAAGTAATTATTGAAGCAATTAATAATTGTTGGTACGATACATATGAAGATGATAAATACCAACCGTATCGTAATGAAATTGGTAAATCTATTAGAAAAATAGATGAAAAAATTCAAAAAATATTAGAAAGTACTGATATAAGATCTGAAAAAATATCAAATGCAATAATTAATAAATTAAGAAGACAATATATATGAACAAAATTAATAATTAATTGAATTAATGGAATTAGTATCACATAATACAATTATGATATTGTTTTATTTTTCAATATTAGAAAATATTGAAAAATAAACATTTATAATTTAATAGTCTATAATACTAATTCCATTAATTGAAATGTTTGAATATATTAAAAATTTTGATGTATTTATATTTGACTTAAATAATTGCATTGTGGATGTGGCTAAATATCATTATGAAGCATGGTTAATAACATTACGATCTATTATAGGTAATCATTTTGATATGTCTTATAATTACTTTTGTGAAAAATTTCATCCAAAAGATTTCAAAAGTTTGGAAAATTATATAAATAATACACTTAATCTTGATTATTCTAATAATTTAAATGAAATAATGATCAAAAAAAATACAATTTACATGGAAATCATACGTAATAATAAAATAAAATTAATTGATGGATTTGAATGTTTTATTACTAAAATATTGGAACAAAATAAAAAATTTATTATAATGTCTGATACTTATATTGACAATGTTGAATATTTTTTTGAATTATTTCCAATATTAAAATGTGCACATAGATGTTATCATCGTGGTTTATACAATAACAATAAATTTACAAATGATGAATATTGTTCAATTATAAATGAAATATCACTTATTAGTTCTAATAAGCGATGTGATATAAAATCTAATTATAAAATATGTTATTTCACTTATTATGTATCGGCAATTGACATTTTACATGATAAAATATATATAGTTTATTTGAATTCAAACTTACATAATGATATCCATTATAAATACATTTTTGAAAAATATACTACAGGTACTTGTGGTAAAATATTATGTATTACCGATTATTTATCTTTGCATAGCATTCATTTGCAAAATAAAATTATTAATACTTTACGAGTTATGTCAATCGATATGATAAATAGTGCAAATAGTGGGCATCCTGGAATGCCTTTGGGTTGTGCTCCAACATTATATGTATTATTTTGTAAAATAATGAATTATAATCCATTAAATCCAACATTAATAGATCGCGATAGATTTATTTTGTCAAACGGTCATGGATGTACATTATTATATAGTTTATTACATTTATTAGGTTACAATTATACTTTGGATGATTTAAAAAAATTCAGACAACTTAATAGTATTACTTATGGACATCCAGAATATAATCCAAATTTAGGAATTGAAGTTACAACTGGACCATTAGGACAAGGCATTGCAAATGGAGTTGGAATGGCAATTGCATCTAAAAAATTAAATTTAAAAAATAAAATATATGTAATGTGTGGAGATGGATGTTTAATGGAAGGTATAAGTTATGAGGCTTGTTCTCTAGCAGGTCATTTAGAATTAAACAATTTAGTAATATTGTATGATGACAATGGTATAACAATAGATGGAAAAACAGATATAACATTCACAGAAAATGTAAAAAAAAGATTTAAAGCACAAAATTGGAATGTATTTGAAGTATTAGATGGTGACAATGATATAGATGACATTTATAATAAATTATGTATGACACAAAATACAGATAAACCAACAATTGTTTTGATAAAAACAACAATTGGATACGGTTCATTAAAATCAGGTACAAGTGCATGTCATGGGTCACCATTAGGTGAATTTGGTTCAATTGAACTCAAAAAAAAGTTTGGTTTTGATCCGGAAAAAACATTTTTTGTAGATGAAGATGTTAGACAATATTTTAGTGATTTGACATCTAATTTAGTTAAAAACAATATATCACATAATGCAATAATCAAAAAAATAGATTATGATATATTGTTTAATGATTTGACTGTATCAAATAAACCTTATGCAACAAGAGAATTATCTAATTTTTGTTTGAATCATTTAACAAGTAAATTGAACAATATTATAGTTGGTAGTGCGGATTTAGCAGAATCAACAAAAACATTAATCAATAGTACATATATAATGAAAAATGATTTTTCTGGAAAATACTTACATTATGGAATTAGAGAGCATGCAATGTGTGGCATAGCAAATGGAATTGCAACTTATAATATTTTACCAATAGTTAGTACATTTTTGGTATTTATTACTTATTGTTTGGGCAGTATTCGATTATCTGCTCTGTCAAAACATAAAGTAATATATATATTTACTCATGATTCTGTATTCTTGGGTGAAGATGGACCAACACATCAACCAATTGAATCATTAACTATTTTACGTTCTATTCCAAATTTATTAGTATTTAGACCATGTAATTTAAATGAATTGTGTTATTCATACAAAAATGCATTAATTCATGATGGACCAAGTTGTTTAATATTAACTAGACAACAAATTCCAAATATAATAAATAATCATAATCTAATTAATATCGGTGGATATGTAATTTATGATGTTATTAATCCCAAAATAATATTGGTTGCATCTGGATCAGAAATTAGTTTGGCAGTATCTATTGCAAAAGATTATAATAATATTCAGGTGGTATCAATGTATTGTATGGAATTATATGAAAAACAAATTAAAATAAATGAATTATTGCCAAAAAATATTATAAAAATTAGTTTGGAAGCAGGTTCGACGATATGTTGGTATAAATATGTAGATTATCCATATGGGATAGATGAATTTGGCAAGAGTGGAAAAATGGAAGATATTATAAAATATTATAAATTTGATAGACATGACATAATTGAGTTTATAAATAGAAAATTGGATTTTAATATAAAATCAAAGAGAACATATGATGATATATGAAGAATATATTTATTTATAAATAATTTATATTTTAGATAATAAAGTAATACTAAAATGTCAAACAAACAATTAACTCATGAAATTGATCATAGAAATATTACATTAATGTGGGCATGTAAGAATGGATTTGAAAAATTAGCACTTACATTAATCTCTAAAGTATCTAATGAAGTAATTAATTATATAGATGAAAATAATGATACAGCATTATTATGGGCGTGTGAAAATAAATTAGAAAAAGTAGCAATTTTATTGATTAATCGTATGACGAATAAAGCGATTAATCAAATTAATAATGACAACAACACCGCATTAATATGGGCATGTTATAATGGATTGGAAAAAGTAGCATTTAAATTGATTGATCGGATGACAAATAAATCAATAAGCCAAGTCAATAACAATAGAAATACAACATTGATATTAGCATGTTACAAAGGAATATATAAAGTAGCACTTGAATTAATTAAACATATGACAATTGATTCGATCAATCAAATTAATGGATTAAATCAAACTGCATTAATATGGGCATGTATTAATAGATTAGAAAAAGTAGCATTTGAATTAATGAATAAAATGTCAAATAAAGTGATTAATCAAATAGATAATAATAATAATACCGCATTGATATGGGCATGTGAAAATGGATTAGAAAAAGTAGCAATTGAATTAATTGAAAGAATGACAAACATTGCAATTAATCAATCTGATGATTATAATCGAACTGCTTTAGATTATGCAGTCAAAAATAAATTAACTAAAGTTGTTGATATTATAAAATATGAAAATATTACAATTACAAATGGATTAAAATTTATTTTGAAATGTTGTATATAATTTGTATAAATAAAACAAAAAATAATATGCCATGATGTTTAAAATTAATTATATTATTATTTTATCATAATCCCAAGGTTCGATTGGAATATTATTACGTGTAAAATATAAATAATCACAATTAATTTCATTTTGATTCATATCTATAACCAATTTAGCAAGTTTGTCCCATGTTATATTTAGAGGTATTTTAGTTAAGAGAATTTTACCCGATAACATTAGTATTTCACCTTCATCAGTAACATTTAATACTGGTGCTATATATCCACATATTGCTAATTTACTTTGTGCAACATTTAATATATAATCTTTTTGATCTTGTTTTATAAGCGCATATCTTATAGCATAATTACAATCTCTAACTGCAATTAGGATAATATTATAATCAAATCGAAGTTCATCAGATGCATACATCAATAGAGATCCATTATTACTTATAGCTTTTATTACAATTTCACGATCTGCTTTTAATCTATTAGATGCACTTATAAAAGCAATTGGATCTTGATTAATTGCTTCAAATTATTAGATGCATATTCTAATGCACTGCCATACTGTTTAACTGCGGTTAATACAATTTCACGATCATCATTGAGTGGTTCTTTTACATATAATAGAGCAGAACCACAATTTTGTACCGCTGCTAGAACAATTGTACGGTTTAATCTTAAATCATTTGGTAAAAATCGTAGTATATCACCTGAATTAGTCACAACTTCTAATACAATATGATAATCTGATTTAATATTTAGTGATGCAAAATCAAAGGCATTATAATTTATTTTTGTTATTTCTAATACAAATTCACGATCAGATTTAAGTTCATTAGATGCATATTCAAAAGCGTAAATACTTGTTTTAACGGCTTTTCGAAGGATATTTTTGTCATTTTGTAAATTTTTTGGAGCATATAATAATGCATTACCATTATTACAAACGGCATTTAATACAACATTATTAACCAAAAGAATTAAGAAAATAGACTATAATATGATGAACATAAAAGTTAAAATAAATTAATCTAAAAAGGTAAAATTTGTATTTTTGTTCAAAAAGTGTATATTTTTAAAAAACA